CAATTTTATTTTGTAATTCAGCTTGTGCGATTTTGTAGGCTTGCCTACTATTACTATTTAAGGTAACAGATATTCTTTTTGTTTTACCGCTATACGGATCTACATAACGTTCTTGAAATTTATACTTAGTAATACCAGCTTTGGTAGTTACCGTTTCACACCACATTAAAAATACCTCCTAGGAAAAATGGTATAGTAAATAAGCCTTAGAGATATGATATAATATAGATATGCGGTGTCTCTAAGGCATCAAGCCTCTATCCAGTAATAGCTCGATAGGGGCATTTTTATTTTGTCTAATTTTTTTATGTATATTGGACTATTAAAAAATATAGTCCAATATAATGAGATATATTGGACTATAAAAATATATAGTCTAAAAAAGATTAAAATATTAGACTTAACTATCTATAATACTTAATAATTATGGTATAAAAATTGATGTGTTGTTGCCCATTATTCTGTTAGTGCATAGTGGAATTTTTATTTATTAATTTTTGCTGATAGTTTATCTATATATTTTATTTTATCGGATTCAAAAGGTTCAAGATCCCATAGAATAATAGCTATGATTTCGGTTAGATCTTCTCTTGAAATAATTCCACTTACAGCAAATGGTACTGCATTTTCCATAATTTTTGTAAATTTACTTATGGTTGGTATATCATAATCATTTATAAGTAAAAAATACATGCCTGTTGCGATAGCGGTGCGTTTATTTCCGTCAAGAAAACAGTGATTAGATGCTATAGAGTATACTAAATAAGATAATTTCTCAGTAAAAGACGGGTAGTAATCATCATTTTGGAGGAACTCTAAAATACCTTTTATATAATTTTCGTTAATAGTGCCTGGAGCCCCGCCACTTTCTTTTAGCACTGCATTATGGGTTCTGAGGACGTGTTCAAAGTCAATGTAATATATCATTGTTATTTATCCTTAAGTCGTAAAAAGATGTCGCGATGCTCTTTTATTTGCTCTTCTAAGCTTTTGCTTTTTTCTCCTAGAAAACGCTCGTATTCTTCAGATGATACAGAAGAGATATATTCACTTAAATTACCATGATATGCATCGCGTAGGCCTTTATCTAATGTAGACATTGTTCTTCTAGCACTTTCAAAATAAATAGACATCATAGGGTTTTTAGCGATATCATCAATGATTATATCTACAACCTCTTTGGTTAATTGTTGTCCGCTTGATTCATATTGCTTGGCGATTTCAGTGGCGATACATGTTTCCACTGCAGCAATATTAGTTAATACTTCGCTATACATGGTATCGCGTAGATTAGCTTTACTTTTTAAGCGTAGTATTTTTTGATAAGTTGTTGCATTTTCTAAAAATATGCATTTATAGACTCTATTGGTAAAATATTCATATTTGTATGGGCCCATATTTACATATTGATTTAATGCTTGTGTGAAGCTTTTTCTTACTTTTTCAGTAGTAAATGCTGCAGGTAAAAAGTTTGGATCCCGTTGATTTATATAGGTACGATGCCCACCAGCTTTTTCTGTTAATACATCAATGACAATATCTAAAATTTGTGATCGTAATTCTTTTGCAATAGGACTATTTTGTAGAAGCATAGCAACGTTTAAGAAACTACGAAAGCTGAATATAGCTAGGTTTCTGCTTGTCTGACCGACATTTATGTCGGTCAGTTTATATGAGGCCAACTCTTCACCTGTTAAAATTTTATATCCATTTAATGTTAGTTCTTGGCTATGTGATTCGACTATTCTTTCTATTGTTCTAATATCAACCTTAAAGAAGTTAGCTAGATACTCTTTGGTAAACCAAGTTTGATTTTTCCAAATAGTACCACCAGTATAATTGCTTAATTCACGCTCTATTTCTTTTAATGCAATAGAATTATTTAGAATGTTTTGTCGATCTAATTGAGATGTTGTTAAATCATTCATTAGTAACCCCTTTTCTGTTCAAAATGATAAAGTAGATGGTAATTTTAAAATTGGAGTGTTTCTTCTAGAGTAAATAATTTTTGATATTTTCTGTACCTGTTTGATATACTTAACATATATAGATTATATAAATTATATAAATGCTTAGAGACAGATTATGAGTATCTTACTCGTCTCGTAGAATTAAAAAGGAAATACTAAGATATTTTCCCGCTAGTTAGACCCTTGCCTATGTGCAGGGGTCTTTTTCTTTATAGTTCAGGCATAGTTTCAATCTCCATTTTTAAAAGAAAAGTTATGGTATGTGGATAACTCAATTTTATATAAAATTTAATAAATACACAGAGATTACATCATAGTCATTAATAGCTACCTCTTTATTAAAGATAATTTATATAATATGAAGCAGGATAGTTATTTATGATACTTAATACAGGTCAGTGTAAGTTTTAAAAATAGTATTTTTTAAAACTTAGTCTAGAATAAGTTTCAAAAACAGCATTTTTAGAAACTTAAACCAGGATATGTTTTAATAATATATTGCCCACAGGAACATTGATAAATAGATTTAACTATATTGTTATCCATATGAATATGAGCTTGTTCTTTTAGTTTAGGTAAGGGATAGTGACATTTGATACAAGTCAGTTTATTATTTTTGATATATACACCACTATAACGAACTCCGTCTATATCGACTGATTGAAGAGTATCCTCATCTAAAGCAGCTAATTCTGACAAGCTATAAATATTACTTAGTAATTCTTTATCTACACCAGATTCGTCTATAAAATTAAATTTGATTTTTTTCATGAAAGTTAATCCTTTCAATTTCTTTTAAAGATTCTAATCCAATAGGTAAACCAACTGTTCTAGCTAAATTATGTAAGTTGGTATCACGATGATCCATAATAAGTTCATCAGATAATAATAATTCTACAGCAAACATATTGGCTTGTATTTCTACTTTATCAGTACAGTAATAGGTATGTGCTCGTAGGAATGGAATATTTATATCATGATGTAAAATGGCATGACCTAATTCGTGGGCACAGATGAAACGCTGCAGAGTAGATGGTACATTCTGATTAATATGAATGGTACGAATTCTATAATGAGAATCACAATAACCTAATAAGCTCCCTAAGTTTTCAAATTTAAGCACAATATCAAGGCACTCACACAAGTGAAAGGGGTCATTGGTATTGTGCTTTTTAATTAACTCTTTAACAATCCTTTTAATATTCATTAGTATCACTCCGATTCAATTGTAAAGGGGTGAATGTATTATTTTCCTTCTACCTTTTTTTGTTCTTTTTCTAATTGTTTAATACTTTTTGGTGGAGTAGGGAGGTTTTCAGGCATGGTACCGCCTAACTCTTTAATGGTTTGACGCACTTTTGCACCAACTTCATGATGAATTTTATTGGCAAGTTCTTTTCCTTTAATTTTTTCCCGGCGCAATTTTTCATCCGTCTGTGTGGCACGGAATAGATTGGCAGCTAATTCAGTACTCCCCATGTGATCCAAAATTTTCTGTGATTTTTTAAGCCCTTTACGTGTATGAATTTCTTTTTGACCTAATCCACCATATAACCCTTTATATCCCTCATTTTGAAAGATTGCATAATCTCTAGGTTCTACTACACCTGCTTGATTAGCTGCATTAGCTAAAGATGAATTATGCTCTTTTAAATCATTACGGATAGCTAAACGTTTTTGATCTTCACTAAGTGCATTAAATTGTTCACTAACTTCTCTCTCATGTGTTTTAACAGCAAAATAGGTTTGTGCTTGTGCAACAACTGGTTTTTTGGAATCACCATTCATAGCAATTAGATAACAAGCGTATCTAGATAATACTATATCTTGTATGTTCCTATCAGCCACCCCAAGATGTACTATTTTCCCGACGTCAGCAAAATGGAGAGAAACAGGAAAACCACTATTTTGACAGGCTATTTTTGCCTTTTCGATTACATTAAGAAAATTATCCCATTTTGCATATTCCAATATAGTTTGTAAGTCACGTGCATACCAAAATTCATTTCCATCATCATCGTATTTTTTTTTAGAATCAAAAGAGTTTTCTGTACCAGAGGCACCAATAGGTTGGATATCATTAAAGAAAAAGAAAAACATAATATACACTCCTGTTTAAATAATTATGGATTAGTATCATTCTTTCTATATTTTTTAGGGGTAAATTTTTCTTGAGATAAGCGTTTAGCTGTACGGATAGAAGTTTCTAATGAAAGCTTTAAAAGGTCTTTAGTTTCATCATCCATTTCTTCACCTCCATTATAAAAGGCAAGGCCGGCATCTGAATTTAAATCATCTAAGATAGATTGAATGCGTTTTTGAATATCTCGTTCGATACGTGGACTGAATTTTGTATTTTGTTTAGCTGATGAGGATTCATCCCATCCCATTAAATATGCAGGCGTAGTATTTAATATTTTTGCAAGTGGTTCAAGTATAGTTAATGGTAATTTTTCTATTTCATTACTTTCATAACGATAATATGTGGCACGAGAAACATTTAATTTTTTTATAATCTCATCTACAGATAAGTTATTTTGTTTACGTAAGCGTTTTATACGTTCATGTATTCTTTCAGTCATAACATTGCCTCCTTTAAGACAAGTATAGTATAAGTGTATCATATTTGCAACAAATAAAAATAAAAAGTTTAAAATGTTTCAAAAATGAGAAAATATATATTGACGAATTGAAATAGAAAGACTATACTTTAATTAATCTCAAAAATGAGACAAAAAGTGTGGGAGGTGATATATATGAATGTACAAGCTTTAAAAAGAAAAATAGTAGATTGTGGATATAATATTGTAGAATTTTCAGATAAAGTAAATATGGATAGGAGTACATTTTACCGGCGACTTGAAAAGGCTGGGAATAATTTTACAATTGAAGAAGCATTGCGAATTAAAGATGTACTTTCATTAACTGATGCGGAAGCTTATTCTATTTTTTTGTCTAAATAGTCTCATAAATGAGATAAATCGAGTTATGAAGAAAGGGGTTAAAGAAGGGCAATCAGAATAGGAGGTGTGGAGATGACGAAACATGTAGGTAGAATTTATACAAAAGAATATAAAAAATAATTAGTTTCTAATGGTGAAGCGATAAAAAATGAAAGAGGTGAAATCAAATTGAAAACTCCATTACAGAGACGTATAGATAATGTAGGGAATCAGATACAAGAGGAAAGGCAAGGGAATATCAATAGTAGAAAAGAATACACAGTAAAAATAAAAGTAGATACATCTGAATTAGATTGTGCGATTAAAAAGCTAAAAAGGATTAATAAGTTAGCCAAAAAAAATAAATTGCCACGTGTAACGATTAGCACACATGGCAATTTAAACGAAAAGGAATTTATTGAGCTTCTAGGCAAGTACCAATAGAAATAGCAATTACTGATGATGTATCTAAAAGCAATGAACCAAGTTCTTGGACTGATTGAGATGAAATTAATTTTACATCCTTTAGTAGTAATGAATTTTCATCAAATAACAGATGCCTTTCAGAAGTTGGAACATGATTTTCGTTAAATGCTTTTTCTGTACTTTTTAAGCATTGATAGAGTAGCTTGGATTGAATATCAGATTCATCACTATATACAGGAAGAGCAGACAATAGACCAGCATTGGTAAGCAATATAAGTCGATTGACATTTAACTCATTAGTTTCTAAAGAAACAGCAAAGGCAAGTATTTTTTTATGCATATCCATAATTTCACCTCCTTTCAAGGTCATTATAGCACTAAAAAGGAGATACAGAGGTAATACAAATGAAAGAAATTCAAAGAACATCAAAAGAAAAAACAGCAGTTAAATTAGGTTTGTAAATAGAAGGAAAATAAAGTTTATGAAAAAAACAAGCTCTACAAATAGGAAAATTGGAGGAGTTTATACGAAAGAAGATTACGAACGATTAGTCTCGCAGAATGAATTAGTAAAAGATAACACAATAGGTTTTGATTTTTGGGGTTATTTACCATTAATCTCTGTAGTAGTTTCTGCATTTTCTCTTGTATTGTCGGTAGTAGTTTGGTTATTTAAAGTTTTGTGAAAATCAGTTAGGTCGTAATGGACCTTATAGTATTTAAATTTTTTTCTATTAGATGTTGACTTTGGTGATCGTTGCCATGGAAGCCATGCATATTGTGGAACTTTAAATTCAATAGTAATACCTTCTTCAATAGAAATATTTTCATTAAGAATAACTAATATGGGTAACTCTAAACAAGATCCAGAAAACATTGATCCATAGCGTGCGTTAGGTAAAGAAATTACAAAGTTTTCTAAGGCGCTTGGACCAAATGGACTAATTAATAATCTTGGATTGTTTTTTAGTAATGGAAGACTGGTTAAAGTGCAGATAAAATGATTTTCATTTGTTTTAGGATTATAAGCTCGTAAGTCAAAATAGGAGCTATTGATAACGCTTGCGTTTACGATAATCGCAGTGGTAAAGATTGCATATTGATGAGGTATATCTTTAAAAATATTATCAGCAACGATTATGTTTTTCTTAACGTCTAATGCAAAACAGTTAGGAGAAAAATCAACAGTTATTAATCGTCGCTCCCGTAGGTATGACAATAAAGAAAGTAATAAAGCTGCTAATGAAATAAATATAGTAAAAAATTCCATATATAAAGATCCTTTGTTTTTAAGTTATTAAGAACATGTTGAATAAGATTTGTACCTTTGGACAGTTCAAGTACATGGGAGCCTAAAGCTTTTACTTATTGCCAAGTAGTTCATTGAATTCCCCCAATTTGCAATTAGTAATTACTTACCAATGGGACGTGTAAACATCCTTTCTTAAACCAAAATCACGGAATTGAGCGATACCAGAGGATTTCGCTAATTGAAGCATTGGGTTATTAGCTATATTTTGAGCTAATGCTAAAGCTCCTTGTGTTTGAGCATTAAGAGCAAATGCTTTTGCAAATGAAGTATTTGCAGATGCATGAATCATAGAAATAACTTTATTTGTATTTTTAAGAATTTCTACTTGTGGTTGAACCACCAAGATGTTATCGCAAAGGCTTTTTATCCTTTACATCTACTTGTTACCAAGTAGTTCAGCATATGTCATTATCCTATCAAGAAATATTATACATGAGCAAATGATGAAAATAAAACAAAGAGGTGAAATCAAATGAAAGAAATTCAATTAAAAATCATTAAGGATAAAACAATTAAGAAGATTAGATCCTTAATGGAGTGTATAGAATTTGCAAGTAATGCTGAACATGTACAAAGGTATGTTTCCGCATTAAAGTTCATGCAAAACACAGAGCAAATAACAATTGAAGAAAATGAAATGGAAGTACTTAGCGAATTGATAGGACGTTGTTTATATCAATTATTAGAAAATCAAACAGATGATAACTCAGAAGCTTTTGAAAAATATTTAATTGCATTAGGGGTGCTAGAAGGATGGAAAACAAAAGAGGGTAAAGAAAAAGAGGCACTTCAAAGAAATGCCTCGAGATTATTTGCTACTCATCCTTAAATGAACCACTAATCAAAAGTAAAAACTTAATTTTATTTAGTAAAAGAAGGAAGATAAATTGCTGAATCACCAACTTTAACAACATCAAATGGCCTATGTATTTTTTCATTAGGGATTTCCTCGGTTACAATTTCTTGATCGTACATAGGAAGTAGACCAGCAGGTTTTGTTGTTTTAGTTATTTTGCTAGTAGATTTTAAATACATATCGGATTCAATGATACACATTTTTTCTTGGATATGGATAACTTTGCCTGTACCTAAAGGAGTTTCTAATTTTCCTAGAGATTCGTTAGTGTCTGGGTCTATGATATCAGATTCAGATATAGAAAATACAGAAAAGCGAAATCCTTTTTCAACATTATGTTTGCTACCTACATTAAGTACTAATTTGTAGTCATCTATAATATCAGCGACTTTACATTTTAATTGGTTTGACATATTTATACCTCCATGGAAAGGGGAAAGGAAAGATGGATTATTATCGATTATTAAAAGTTGGACTTGGGATAGCAGCAGGAACTATCACTGGAATAATATTAGCGCATATTTTCATACTCTAGAAGGTAAGACAACTCTTTCAAAGATAGCGTTGGTACAATTCTTAACTCTTCACAGAGTAGAGATTGTTCTTTTGAAGGAGAAATAATTTTACCTTGAACAATGTTATTGCTCTGGATATGAATGACACGACCAATACCGAGTATACGTTCAATATTATTCTTCTTGTAATAGATTGTAAAGTAACTATCGACTTGAAAAAAATCAATCATATTTGAAGCAAAGAGAATATGATTATCGTCAGTAATTTGAATCATATTGACTAAAAATGATGGTGGGACTTCTGGTAGTTTTCTCTTCCAAATTAGAAAGCCCCAAATCATAAAGAGAATTATTGCACTTAACATAATGCAAATCCAAGTAGGAAGTACTGATGAGGGAGAAATAAGAAAAAGTGAGATAGCAAATAGCAAGCTGATTATTGCGGCAATTAAACCTTCATATGTTTTAAAAAAGTTAGTCAATTGATGCACCTCCTTTCGGAGATAATTATACCAATTTTGAAAGGAATATGAAATATAAATGAAAAAGGACGGTTGTTTATGTTAGTAATTGAACTTGAAGGAAAAATAGAGAAAATGCAAGGAGAAAAGTTCATTAAAGCATATGAGCAAGTATCTAACGGAAAGAAAGAATTAGAGCAAGGTGTTGAAGCTTTAAAAGAGTTAGGAATAAAAGTTAATGTGGATTATTTAAATATAAGACGTGATTAGAAGGAGTAGTAGAAATGGAAAGTGTTCAACCTAAATATGTGCCTATTAGTACATTAGCTAAGATATGGGGACGCAGCAAAATGTATATCTACAGAAGAGTAGATATGATCCGTAATGAAGGAAAGTTCAATGAAATATGTATGCAACTAGGGCCACAACAAACACTGGTTCATGTAGATAAATTTGAAGCATGGATGAAAAGTCAGAATATGAAGTGGTTAAAGGGGGCATAACAATGAGAACCAAGTTAGACATTATTACCATCATACAGTTGAATTTATGGGTGCTTATTTTAGGACTATGTGGGGGCATAGAGTTTCTACATGGCTGGAATATATTATTAAACGTTTTAATGATGATACTAACAGGAGCAATCATATTTCTGTTAAGCACATTAAAGGGGGTGATGAAACATGAATACAAAAGAAAGAGGGCTTACGCTGCTAGGAAGATACCTAAAGTTCAATGAGATGGCGGTTAATGAGTTAAGAGAAATAATTAAAAATCTTACTTATAATCGCCAACATCAATTGTTAAACTTTACAATTCTAGGCAACGGAAGAGTAATCTTCCTAAATCAAAAACAGGATGGATGGAATATCCGTATCACAGGGAATGGGCCAATACGAGAAGGGCACTTAGCAACAATGGAATCAGTAAGGCGCAACATATGGAGTGAATTACATGAGTAAACTATATTGTGAAATTTGTAGTGATACTAGGCGCTGAAAGCCAATAAAACGTAAGCATTTCTTTTAAAATCGGCAAAGGTAGCGACTACCTTCAAGAGGCAAAAGATAAAGATAGACGTATTTCTAAATTGGAAACACTTGTTCAACAACTTATTAAATAAGTAGAACTTAGTAAACAATCAAAATGATGAATGGTGCAGATTTATATAGTTATTTACAAGATAAACAATTAGAACTTAATAAAGCATTGCGTTTAGCCAAAGATAGAGGAATTGATTTGGCAAATGCTGAGTATGTTTATAAAAAGGCCAAGGCTAAATTTATAGTCTCGGCCAGATTGGAAAAAGTAGCAGTTACATTGATACGTGATCTAGCACAGGGAGATGAATATATTGCTGAGCTTAGGTTAAGAAGAGATACCGCTAAGGTACTTTGTTTAAATGCACAGGAAGCAATTAATGTATTCAAACTACAGTGCCGATTAGTAGAAGCACAACTAAAACGGGAGTGGCAAGATGGATGAGTGGTATAACCAATTAACTAACATGGAATGCCCAATATGTGGAAAACAAATACATTGTGCAATTGTATGTCATAAAGAAAAGAAGCGTGTATGTGATACATGTTGTAGTGAATGCCAATACCTAATGAGATATCAAGGTGAATGGCATTGTGAATTTAATAAATAAAAAACCGCCGTGCTATAACACGGCGGTCATTAAGTAGTTATATGAGAATATAACCATAAATAATCCTATTTATAGTTTACCTCATATATAGAGAAAAGTCTAGTAAAAATGCGGTTTCAACTGCATTTGTGGGACTTGATAGATATATTAACAACTCGACATAAGGGGTAAATAAATGCGTAGGAGAACAGTAATAGAATCGAAGAATATCAGAGAGGTTACAGATTCAATTACGGGTAATTCGTATCTAGGTAAATTAGGAAAAAAATCAAGAAGTGAAAAACAACATGTAACACCTGAAATGATTCGTAAAAATAACATACGTATTGCTGAAAAGAAATTAAGATTATTAATCGATATGAATTTTGTAGAAGATGATTATTATCTAACGCTGACATTTCGAGATGATCCTGATGAAACTGAAGCAAAAAATAGGATGACTAAATTTATTAGAAGATTGAGAGCAAGATTTAAGAAAGAAAATGAGCTTTGTAAATATATTTATATTATGGAACGGCAAGGCAAAATACACTTTCACATGCTACTTAATCAAGGTATTCGATTAAATACTAAAATTCTAAAACAGTTATGGGAATATGGATATACAAAAGTAGAGCTGTACCGAGGAGAAGCTGAAGATGCAATTGGATTAGCTAAGTATTTTATAAAAGAACGAAAAATGGATGTACAAGGCAGTCCAACACATGCATCAAAAAAATGGGTTTCAAGTACGAATTTAGATAAACCAAAGGTAGAAAGTAAAACTATTAAAGCTACAGAGTGGAGAAAAGAAATTAAAGTACCACAAGGCTATTATCTAGATAAAGATAGTGTATATGAAGGTATCAATAATTATGGATATCCATTTAGAACATATAGATTAATACGTCTAACGAAATGGAGTGAAATATATGCGAAGAGAAAATCGACTGAGACCATGTCCATTCTGCGGGAATAAATCAATAAGAGTAGTAATAGGTATTAAAGTTACCGAAAAGCATCATATGGTGGTATGTGATAAGTGTTCGGCCATTGTGTGTTTCGAGGAAGCAACAAAGTATTTAGATTGTGAAAAATATTGGAATAAACGAATAGATTAGGAGGAAATTATGAATAATGTGCAATTAATGGGAAATTTAGTGCGTGACCCAGAGGTAACTTTTACAAAAAAAGGATCACTTGTAGCAAGATTTACTATTGCTGCTAGTAATGAATATGTAGATAAGAGTACAGGTGAAGTAAAAGAACAAACTGCATATGTTAATTGTGTAGCGTGGAAGAAGTTAGGCGAACATGTAGGTAAGCTAATCAAAGGAAATAGATGTATTGTAAATGGAAGACTACAAACTCGATCATATGAGACTAAAGAGGGTGAAAAAAGATATGTTACTGAAGTAGTAGCAGATTTCATTGGTGATAGTTTATCGAATAAAGATGATGAGCCAAGTAATTTTGAAACATTTGGTGATGATGAACAAATTCCCTTTTAAAGGCAGCGTAGAGACACTGCCAGATAAAGAAATAAAACACAAAACAAATGTACGATGTAATGCAAGGAGAAAAGCAGAAAGGTTGATGCGGTAGTGGCAAGACGAAATGAATACAAAAAAGCAAAAACATGTAAACATGCCATTCAATTAACTGAATTTGGAGGTTTATTTGTTAAAAATACATGCGTTAATGAACATAAGCTTATGCTACCATGTCCAAATCAAATGGGGATTGCAGTTAAAAGACCTTATGTTATGGCCAAGTATTGCAGTGGATGTAAACTCTATGAAGACAGAAGAAAGACAGAAAAAGACAGAAAAAGACAGAAGAAAGGTTAGGTGGAATATGACCAGGAATGATCCTACAGGTGTGAGATTAAATTGGTTGGCATTATGGGCTTGTGTATATGGCAATGTGACAATTACTAGAGCCTTAAAATGTATGGGCATACGTTCTTGTAAGACGATTTCACAAAAAGATATGCAAGACTTAAAACACAATAAATTAAGTCAAAGTATAGGAAATAAGATATGTGAAGATTATAAAACAGGAAACTATACACTTAGGGAGATGGCTAAAAGATACAAGATTTCATATGGTTCAACTTATCGTATTGTAAAAGGAACATATAAATACGAGAGCGCATGATATGGAATCAAGAACAGATAAGATGATGCGGTATGCAAATATGTCGGTAATATCAAAAGCGTATATAGCGGATATAGTAACAGAATTAGAAACGAAAGATATACCACATAAGAAAGAAATCATAACACTATTAGCACAACTATGGGTGATAAGGGCAAGATAGGTGATAATAACATGGGAATTACACATGTAAAAGCAAAATCGGCTAATTATTGGGTATATGGTGTAGCAATTAGACACGATGGGAAATGTAAAATATATCAGGAAAATGAGAAACCAATCAGTGTAAAGGAATATACGATCTGTAGGGCTACAGATGGTGTAGATGATGCGGATGATTTGATTTATGAAAACGACATCATTGAATATAAAATGCCACACTGTAGCAGACGATTTATAGCTAAGGTATTTTACAACGAACAAGATATGAAATGGTGTGTCTCGGTCATTACGAGTGAACAGAAGTGTTATTGGGATTTAGGATTCATAGTGAATGAAGCAGAAGAACTAAAAATTAAAGGGAATATATTTGATTAGGAGGCACAACATGGATACGTATGAATGTATTAATCGATGTAATGCAGCAGTTTTTAATGGAAATAAACCAAGAAATTTGGATTGGGAAAAAGTAGCACGACACATTATTAAGATTGGCTGTAATTGTGTTGTATATGCGGGAATTGAAGAAGATTGGGATAACACGGTTGGCATTATATATGACCATGGTGAAGTTATTCATAAAGAGGCATATACCACTAGTATATGGGGAACACCAACTATTGAGGTGTATGTAGAAGGTCAAAACAAACGAATTGATGCGGATACCATCTTCTATAAAGAAGCTAATAAACATATTTATGATTGGACTGCTGGAAGCATAGCTGTATTGGAGGGAAAATAATGAAAATTAAGAGTTTTGCAACATATGGCGTAGGGATGGACATTATATATGAAGATATTTTGAGTACAGGTGCTACAGCAGATCTACGTATAAAATCAGAAGATGAAAAAAGTCCTGAATTATATGATGCGTGGAAAAGAATGGAAGCTAGAGTATTAGAGTATCTTGGAAAGCTATGTCAATTAGATACACAATGTATGCTTAATGTTTCTAAAATACAACTAAGGTATGCAAGAGAAACGGATGAATTAGAGTCATTAGTATTTTGTGGTTCTTTAATGGCACCAGAAGCAGGAATAGGTTTTAAAACAGGCGCGATAAGAGTTAATACTTTATTTGATGTGATGGATACGAAAGACATCGGTATCTTGAGAGAACTAGAGGCAAGGATACGTGGGTATATTAGAGGAGAACGGGCACAAGCAAAATTTGATTTTAGCTTAAAAGATGATATCGAAGAGGATGACAAAGCATGAATAAAGTTTGTGAATTAAAAAAAGATATTAATGAGTGTGATGCGGTGCATAATCCAAAGCATTATAAATTAAAAGGCTTAGATATTGAAAGCGTAGATGTTATTCGTGCTACATTGACGGAAGAAGAATTTAAAGGTTGGTGTAAAGGTAATGCTTTGAAATATTTATTGAGAGCTGGAAAAAAAGATGATGAAATACAAGATTTAGCAAAGGCAGTGGTATATATCAATTGGGTAACAGAGGGAAGGAGTCATTCATGATTTGGACTTTCTTATTAGGGTGTTTCTTTGGAACCTGTATAGATGTAACTGTGATGTGCATATTATCAATTAGTAGATGTGACAGATAAAGGAAGTAAATAAACGATGAACAATGTACCATATTTTTTACAACACTTACCTATATGGAAATATAATTTGGAAGATGCTTCGCGGAATAAAAACAAGAGAGTAAAAGAATATAAATATGATGTGGTAGATAAACATACAGGGCAGATGGTGGAAAAGGTATGTCAAATATGTGGAAAGAAATATAAAACAGAATATAGATTACGTAATACAACAAAAACCTGTAGTAAATCATGTGGTCAAAAATTAAGAATGGCCAATAAGGTGCCTGAAAAATGGGTAGATAAGGCCGTTGAATTAAGACAACAAGGGTTTAAATTAAGTGCTATTGCAGTAGTAGTTGATAAATCTACTAGTACTGTATGGCAATATCTGAAGAAACGAGGTTATTAAAAATGCTCGAACAGGATAAAACAAAATATTGTTGGGTGGATGGTGAAATAGCAGGAGAGCCACAAAGCAGTATTAAGGATGCCATAGCAGATTATTTGGAAAACATCGTTGATTTATACGATGATTGTGATAGCGACCATATGTATATGGGAGAGGGCTTAGACATTGAAACAGTAGAAATAGGTCATCCATATCGATATGTACCAGAGATAGATGGCGAACGAGTAATTTGGAATGTGTGTGATTACGATTTAGATGATGAAATCGAAGAATGGTCAGACGATTACATGAAAAATGTTAAAAATGAACACATTGACGAACTAAGCGATGAACTATCAAAAGTGTTCCAAGCATGGGAAAAACGGCACGGATACGAAAATCGTGCATATGTAGTTATGGAAACAAAACCATATCGTATTGGTGATTATGTTAAGGAGTAAGTGTTTATAGTATATGAAAATACTAGATGCATGTTGTGGAAGCAAGATGTTTTGGTTCGATAAAGAACATAATGAAACCTGCTATGTAGATAAACGCACATTAGATACAACACTATGTGATGGTAGAAAATTAATTGTAAAACCTGATGTAATCGCAGATTTTCGCAAGATGCCTTTTGAAAATGAAAGTTTTCATCTTGTTATCTTTGATCCGCCACATTTATTAAATGTTGGAGATAAATCATTCTTGGCATTGAAATATGGACGGTTAAAACAAACGTGGCAAGAGGATATAAAACAAGGCTTATCAGAGTGTTGGCGAGTACTAAAACAAAACGGAACGTTAATCTTTAAATGGAATGAAGAACAAATTACGTTGCCGATGGTTAAAGGGTTACTTCCTAGTGAGCCAATATTGGGACAACGCAGAGGTAAAACAGTATGGTTAGTATTTTTTAAAGGAGACTAAAAATATGTACGAATTACAAACAAAAGCAATTGAAGCAGCTCGTAAAGTATTAATTGAAAATTTAGGCTATCAAACTGTTGAACCAGAAGATATGTTCATTGTTTGGTTTTGTAAAACCTTACAAAACTGGAAAGCTATTGTTAGTGGTCGAACTATCGAAGAATTTATCGAAGTAACACATAATGGTGATCGTAATGAAACATATGTTGATGTGTACTACAAAACTAAAAACGTGTGCATAAAAGATGAAAGCGAATTAAAAAAAGCTTATTTTAGCGGTAACAAAAAATGAAAGATAAAGTGTTTGAAACTGTAATAGTTGGAATGTTAGCGTGGAGTTTTGTGTTGTTAGTTTGTATAACAATTATGATGTTTTTACCATTGTTTTATAAGTAAAGGATATGGGCGGTGAAATATCCGCCCTATCATAAGAGGTGAATAAAATGAACGAAGAAAATAAAAATGAATTAAGTATTAGTGAACCTGAATGGCAAGCTAGATTTAGAGGAGAGTATAAGGCATTAAAAGAGCATTATAACAAACTACACAGAATGATTGTTAAATATGATGCTGGAACTTTAGATTTTAAACCAACGTGTTCTATAGATTTGTTGCGTAGGCAAAAGGCTACTATGGGAGAGTATCTAAACATACTTGAAATTAGAGCGGAAATTGAAAATATACGTGGTTTAGATGATGATACCCCTAAATTAAAAAGCTATATAGTTGAAACTGGTGCATGTGGGTAACTAAGAGGAAGAAAGGTAAATAGAAAATGGTTAGGAGATATGAGAAAAGGGTTAATGAAATTCAAGCTGTGCAATATAGCGGTACTAATATTATGGAAATAGTCGATTTTGTTGGTGATGTAATTGGTATTGATTGGTATGAAAACGCATCATTAGAAATCACAACAGATAATGAAACGATCGAATGTTTTAAAGGGGATTATGTTGTTAAAGATCATAAAGATAAAATTAAAGTTTATGAGGCAAACGAATTTGAAAAGAATTATAGCGAGGTAGAAGATGATTAATGATAAACAATTTACGGATGAACTATTTAAACGCATGTATGATCTAGGGTATCGAAAAGCAGAAATTGAAAGTGGTGTATTGTTCTTTTTTAACGGTAAAAGGGAGCTTTTAAACTATTTCTTGCCACGTGTAATGGTGGACAGTACGTGCTTTGAGGGAAAAGACCAGTTGATTGATATTGGTGAATATCTAGGTATTGCTGATTGGTCGAAAGTGGCGGTTGATACACCTATATTGATTAAGGATTTTGACAGTAACGATTGGAAAAAACGCTATTTTGCGTACTATAAAGATGAAACTGTATATGCTTGGGAAAGCGGTGCAACATCTTGGAGTGTTGAAAATAATAGAAGAGTAGTACCTTGGAAATATGCAAAATTAGCAGGTGATAGAACATGAATAAATACTTGATTACATTCGAGAGTGGTAATTATGAAAGGACTATGAGCGTAAGTTGGATTTTAGAACATCAAATTAGATGAAAAGGAGAATTAAATAAATGAACGAAAATCAATTTGAACGTGTAACAGGATATGAAGATGCTGATTTACCTGAACGAAAAACAGAATATGCAGCAGGATATGATGTTAAACCTTATGAGACTGGCGTCGTATTACCACATCAAACAAAACTCATTCCTACTGGTATTAAATGCAGATTGAACTATGATGAACATATTCAACTACATTTAAGATCTAGCGTGGGTATTAATAATGATGTCATGCTTGCTAATGGTACAGGTATTATTGATGCAGATTACTACAACAATGATGATAATGAAGGTCATATTATGATACCTATTAGAAACCTAGGTGATACGCCGTTTGAATATAATAAGAACGAAAGATTGGCGCAATTAATTATTATGCCATATCGTATTACAGCTAAGGATAGAACTACAAAGAAACGTACAGGCGGTTTTGGAAGCACTGGTAATAAATAATGGCGATTAAACATAAGAGAATCATTGATAAAAAAATGATTAAAACAATTAGAACAAACCATTGTGAATATTGTGGCAGACTATGTAATATAGAACCACATCATGTATTTTCTCGTGGTAGTGGTGGTGGAGATATCAGAGAAAATCTAATTCAATTATGCAGTCAATGTCATGTCAATACACATGCAGGAAACATGCCTAACAAAGAAACTTGTTTAAAAATTATAGCTAAAAGAGAACATACTGATGCGGAAACAATATATGTAATAAATCGTAAAGCAATGGGATATGACATATAAAAGGGTAATAAATTTATAACGGGAGGTGATGCGGATACATGGATAAAGAACAAGAAAAGAAATATATAAGAAATGCTATTGAATATTTAAAGCCAATAAAATCATGCACCTTAGAAATACAATCAGCCAAAAGAGAATTACAACGATTAAGAAGTGATATTACGTCACTAAGTGCAATAGATTATAGTAAGGATCGTGTATCAGGTGGCGGTATTAAAGAAGGATTAGAAGCTAGTATAGCTAAGATGTTAGAAAGCGAATCTAAATGCCTTGAGAAAACAAATGCATTGATTCAGTTACGCGAAGATGCAAGAAAACATATTGAGTGCTTACGATGTGTTGAGGGGAAAATAGCATTGATGCAAGAATATGTTAATGGTATGTCATTTAAAGGTGTGGTATCATTTATAGGGTATAGTAAAACACAGGTGCAGTCATATAAAAAGGAAGCATTAATTGAATTAGGTCAAGAACTGACCCAAATAGTACCAAACTGACCCAAATAGTACCAAACTGGTATTTAGATATGTGATATTATATATGTGTGAAAATTGCCACTGAGCAATCATTCACCAAATCACTCAAAACAAAATATTAGGCTCGTGTAACCATTCAGTTATACGGGCCTTTTGTTTTGTACATATGATATACCCCCACCACATGGTGCCTATTGAATACACACAACTCACCAATCAATGATTCATGTTTAACCTCTTTGAATATATAACTACACAACCTTAAGATACACTTATACCTTGTGAGTTGTGTGTATTGAGTAGGAGATGAAAGGATGTGAACGGTATGCCTAATGTAAAATGCAATAAGACTGCATGCTTAGATAATCATCATGGAATGTGTGGTGCTAACAAAATAGTAATAAAAGCTAATGGTTATTGCCGTTCATGTTCGCATGCACACCATATGATGAGACATGTGGATAGGGATGAGGCACGGCACCGTCATGAAGATGAGCGCTGCCTGTCTCATCGTAAAAATAAAAAATAAATTTTAAATATTGAATATATTATTTTAAATTTGGATATTTTTTTACGGGTCCTTCTGGCCAAGGCTGATGCCTTGCGGTAGCCGAGACCCCAAAAATTGCCTAGATTTTAATTTTTTTATGACCTTGCTAGTGATACAGATAATGAAAGGAGGCTGATTGATAAGTGAAAATTACAGATGATTTGAAAACAGCAACGGCCTCTCAGTCGAACCTGGCAAAAGCACTTGGACTCTCGCGTCAACGTGTTTCGCAACTGCTCCAAGAAGGGGTTTTAGCAACGGATGAAAAAAATCAGATTTTGGTTATCAAATCCGTTATCAATTATGTCAAATATAAGGGGCAATCCTCTGCCGAGGAGGTAAGCAGTTCCGATGATGCGGTATTCGAGGTTGAAAAGGCAAAAAATGAACGTGCGAAACGCAAGATTGCTGAGTTGAAACTAGCCAAAATGAACGGCGAAGTGTACTCGGCAGACACTGTAGAACAGGTTATGACAGAAATGCTTGTAAATTTGCGCACTCAATTGTTAGGATTGCCAACAAAACTGGCACCACAACTACAGAATGTGACAAAAGAGGAAGCATATAACCTGTTAACGCAAGAAATTGAGGATAAATTATCTGAATTAAGTGAATATACGCCGTCATTATTCATGGATGGTGACGATTTAGAGGAGGATAAAGCGCCAAATTAGGCGCTTTTTTAGTGCAAAAAAGGAGGTGATAGCATGAAAACGGCAAAAGAATTGTGGCAATATGTCTCTAAAATGGGTTTAAAACCACTGCCTAAAACCAGTGTTAGCCAATGGGCTGATAATTATCGCATGCTATCACAAGGCCTTTCTGCTGAACCAGGGCGTTGGAAAACGAGTAGAGCACCATATCAAAAGGATATTATGGATGCTTTCACGCAACCTGGTATCAATCGGGTAGTGGTTAAGTCAGCGTCACAGATAGGGAAGGCTCTTGATGTAGAAACACCAATTATGACAACTACAGGATGGAAACGCATGGGCGACTTAACCATTAATGATCAAGTTTTTGATGAAAATGGTAATCCTGTTCGAATTTTAGCAGTTAGTGAAGTGTGGAATAACAGACCTTGTTATGAAATTCGCTTTTCAGACGGAGCAGTTATCATCGCTGATGAAAACCATGAGTGGTGCGTAGATACTGATAAAAAGCAAGGCATAATTATTGATACGCATACCATTAGTCAAACCTATAAAAGTGGTAATCGTAATACATATGCTATTCAGATTGCTAAGGCGTTAGATTTCCGTAGTAATGTTCGCTTACTTGTAGACCCATATACATTAGGGGTTTGGCTAGGCGATGGAAATAGTATGTCTGCTCAGATTACAACTCATATAAAGGATGTTGCGATTATCAAGAAGATTGAGGAAAACGGAGTTCGTGTAAATATCCGCCAAAAATCTACGAATGTTTTAAATACACAGCTTGAACCGCTAGAGATTGACGAAAATATTTGTCGTCGAGGCCATGACATGCGGGTCACCGGCAGAAATAGTGTTGGTAGATGCGCAGAATGTGCACGTCAAAGTGCTTTAAAATCCAAATGGAAGGGCGTTAAAGATATTAAAGTAGACCCGGTTATAAAACATTGGGATACGATGCGGAATAAGTTGGTATCTCTTGGTGTACTTGGTAATAAACATATACCAGTATCGTACTTGGAGGCATCAATAGATGACCGATGGGCTCTTTTACAAGGGCTTATGGACACGGACGGTTCGTGCTCAACTAAGGGAATTTGTGAAATAATACAAAAAAATAAACAGTTAGCAAATGATATATTTGACCTCGTAACTTCGTTAGGGTTGAAACCTACAATGCATAAGAAATGTGCAATTGCGACAAATGGGAATACTGGGAATACTAGCTTCGTGTATCGGATTACATTTACAGCATATGCAGATTCTCCTGTATTTGCTTTAAAACGTAAACAGAACCGATTGATTGATAGAGCTATTTCTACAAGAAAGAGTGAATCTAAACGACGTAGAATTATTTCTGTTAAACGTGTAGAGAATCGCAAAACAGTATGTATCGAAGTCGATAGTCAAACACATTTATTCCTAGCTGGCCGTAATCTTATTCCTACTCATAACTCGGACATAATGAATAATGTCCTAGGGCGATACGCTCACCTTGACCCATGTGCGGTCATGATGATTCAACCGACTATCGAATTGGCTCAAGATTATTCAAAGTCTCGTATCTCTCCGATGATCCGTGATACGAAAGTATTATCACAAGTATTTTATGAGACTAAATCCGAGGACGGCGCCAAGACACGAGATGGCAAGAACACAATCTTATCTAAACTCTTCCCTGGTGGACGTCTTATCATGTGTGGGGCGAATAGTCCGGCAGGATTAGCATCGCGTCCTGTACGGGTGTTACTTGCGGACGAAGTTGACCGATTTCCAGATAGCGCTGGCACAGAGGGGGACCCAGTAGACCTTGCTGCTAAACGTATGACAACGTTCTGGAATAGAGTTATGGGTTTATTTTCTACGCCAACAAATGAAGGTAGTTCACGAATCGATGTAGAGTATCAAACAGGAACGCAAGAAGAGTGGCAACATGAGTGCCCTAATTGTGGTGAGTACCATTTGATACGACATACTGAGATGGAATGTGAGACAGAGGAACATAAGGACGCTAAAGGTAGGAAGATTGTAGTAGTTAGTGATGTGAAATGGCGGTGTCCAGATTGCGGATCTACATTTTCTGAAGACGAAATGCGGAAAGTTCCTCAAAAGTACATATCGAAAAACCCGGCTGCGTTGCATAATGGCATACGCAGTTTTTTTGTAAATGGATTCACGTCTCCGTGGCTAACATGGAATGACATCATGAGGGAATGGCTAGAGGCTAAAGGCGATCCTACACGTGAAAAGGTAGTCATGAATACGCGTTTCGGTGAATCATACGCACAACAAGGTGCATTCGAAGACTATCAGCAATTCATTAGGCGCCGTGAGAAATATGGCGCAGACCTTCCGGACGGTGTATTACTGTTAACTGGTGCCGTTGATACACAAGATAATCGGTTAGAGTATGAAATCACCGGTTGGGGGTACGGCGAAGAATGTTGGGGGATATGTAAGGGCGTTATCCTTGGGGAACCTGATAATAAAGCAACATGGGATGCACTTGATGCGGTGCTTGATAAAGTATACCGATTTAAGAACGGCACAGGTCTTAAAGTGGCACGTGCTTTCATCGATTCTGGCGGTCACTACACATCAAAAGTGTATGAATATTGTGAGAAAAACTTTAGTAAGCAACGATTTGCGATTAAAGGTACGGCTGGAACACCTGGCATACCTTTAAATTATAAGATTGGTAAAGCTTCTGGGAGCAAAATTCCACTTGTAATGTTAGGTGTTGACGATGGAAAGCAGCAGGTAATGAACCGATTGGCCATCGAAGAACCTGGTGCTAAGTACTTTCATTTCCCATTGGATGAAGAATTATTAGGAACTAGAGGGTACGACGAGCTATATTTCAAGGGAATTATCTCAGAACACAAGAAGAAAGTAAAACGTAAAGGCGTTATCCATGAAATATGGGAGCCTACTGCAGGGGTTCGTAATGAACCATTGGATTTACGTGTATATAACCTAGCGTGTATGAATTCAATCCGTCCTGATTGGGATAGATTGGCGGAAGTAGTCAAAGGTGGAGGACATTCTACTACAACAGTGACTACTCCAAGAAAGAAACAAATGAGAAAACGTATTCGCAGAGCTAGTAAAGCAGCAGATATTTAGGAGGATGTATGGCAACTAGTTATTCAATTAAGCCAAGGCTAATTGACGTACGGTTAGAGTGGTACGTCAAAGCTGAGGAAGCAATATTGACCGGCCAAAGCTATACTATCGGAAATCGGACTCTTACAAGAGCAAATTTAGCAGAAGTAAGAAAAATGATTGATGATTTGGTAGCAAGAGGCGCCAAATTACCAGGTATGGATACTGATAATGGGCGTGGAAACAGGTCAAAACGGGTAGTTTTTAGGGATTAGGAGGACAGAATGGCGAGAAAAAATAAGAAATTTAGCGCTAAAACAGGCACTCCGAGGGCTAAAAATAGTGGATATAGTGAGGGCGGGGCCTCTCATAATAACAAATCTTTGAAGGGATATAACCCTAAAAAACTAGGTTATAAGGCCGATATCGGCGCAAATTTATCAACTTTACGTGATAGATCCGCAGATTTAGCTATTAATACGCCCGTCGGCACAGCTGCAATCAATACAAGCACCACTCATACAGTTGGTGCAGGTCTCAATGTGTTCCCTAGACCTAAATTCCAAATATTGGGAATCAGTGCAGAGGAGGCTAGAGTATGGGCTCGTAAGGTTCGTGCAGAGTTTGACTTGTGGGCTGAATCTAAAGACTGTGATATTTACCGCAAGAACAATTTATATGACATGCAAAGCATAGCGTATCAAGGATATCTTACTGATGGTGATAGTTTCGCAGTGTTTAGACGTAAGCCAACAACACCAGATATGCCGTATACATTGCGACTTCAATTAATTGAAGGTAATCGTGTAAGTAATCCGCTTACTAGTTCAACATATGTTACAGGCGACCCGACTGGTGTTGAAGCGCTTAACCCAGATAATGGGAACCGCATATTGAATGGTGTAGAAATTGATACTGATGGCGCTATTGTAGCCTACTGGGTATCTAATCAAGTGCCAGGTGAACCAATTACAAGCATGTTAACAACATGGGCAAGAGTTGAAGCATACGGCAAGCGAACAAGTATTCCTAATGTACTGCAAATTAGTAATGATACTAGACCTGAGCAGTACAGAGGGGTGCCTTATTTAGCTCCAGTCATTGAAACACTTAAGCAAGTATATCGTTACACAAATGCAGAGCTTACATCTGCCATTATTAAATCGTATTTTGCATTATTCTTTACTGAAGCCGTTACTAACTCCGGTTCGTTAAATGATATGTTGGCCGACAATGGTGTTGATGATCCAACGGAACCAGTAGTTGATGTATCAGAATACAATTTAGGCCCTGGAACATTAAATGCCTTGCCGAAAGGTGTGGATGTTAAGAGCGTGGATGCATCCAATGCTCAATCTACTTTTGAAGTGTTTAGTACGCAACTCATCAAACAAGTAGGCGCAGCACTTAACCAACCTTACGAAGTACTAATGAAGAACTTCAACTCCTCGTATTCTGCAAGCCGTGCAGCAATGTTACAGGCTTGGGAAGAATATAAACTACGGCGAAAGTGGTTCGCTCGTGACTTCTGTCAACCAATCTATGAAGTGTGGTTAATGGAAGCAGTAGCGAATGGCCGAATTGAAGCGCCTGGTTTCTTTGATGATCCATTAATTCGTAAAGCATGGTGCAATGCTGATTGGTTTGGGCCTACTATGTCAATCCTTGACCCTGTTAAGGATATGAAGGGTAGTACACTTCGCGTTCAGAATGGAGTTTCCACTCGTGAACGTGAAGCTGCCGAAATGACCGGAACAGACCTTGAAGAAAACATTGCACAACTTGCGTTTGAAAAACAACTCATGGAGAAATATGGCATGGGGCTAGCTGATGCGGTTAATCCTTCCGTTGGCTCTAAATCTGAAGCGAAAGGAGGTGAAGAGGATGAATAAATTCTGGGCTGTTAAGAATTTTGTAAATCAAGATGGTACCGGTCAATCTGAATTGATTTTGTATGGTGATATTTCTGATACTTCTTGGTGGGGTGATGAAATTACACCACGTGAATTTGCGAGTGACTTAGCTAGTTGTAATGGTAATGACCTAACAATGCGCATCAACTCTGGCGGTGGTGACGTATTCGCAGCGCAAGCCATACACAATATGATTAAGACTTATACCGGCAACGTAACGGCACATATTGATGGACTGTGCGCAAGTGCAGCTACGATTATTGCATGCGCTGCCGATAAGGTAATCATGCCAAGCAATGCCTTGTACATGATTCACAACCCATCCGTATATCTAGGCGATAGCTTTGATGCGGACGGATTAACTAAAATGGCTAACTATTTGGCGAGTGTTAAACAAACAATTGCAAACGTTTATTTGAGCCGTAGCGATGTTTTGACATCTGAACAGGTAAATACACTTATGGATGATGAAACGTGGCTCACAGCGGACGAGGCGAAGTCCTACGGCCTAATTGATGAAGTAGATACGGCGATTATTGATAATACTGTTATGAATAACGGAATGGTTATTGTAAACAAAGTATCTTGCAAGTATTCGGCCAAAAATGAAGCCAAAATCAAACAATTTTTAAAACATAAGGAGAAACCTATGACTGAAAATCAATTCATGGCAAGCTTAAAAGGTTTGCTTGGTATTTCTACAAATGAACCTGTAGAAAATACAGCAGTAACAGCAGAACGCGAACGCGTTGAAGCATTAAATGCGTTAAAAGGCAACAATGAAGTCATCAATCGTTTAGTAGATGTGGCTGTTAAAGAAGGTAAGACTGTAGATGAAGTAACACCTTTCATTTCTGCTGTATCCGATATTCCTGCTACTGACAACAAAGTAGTCGACAAAATTCGACAATTAGTTATTGATCAAATGGAATCTGGTGCGGATAAAGTGGCCACTCAAGGTGCATCTACACCAGAAACCAAAGATGCAGTAGCAAAAGCTAGTGCAGTTGATGAAGTCGTAGCATTTGCGAATGCTAAGAAAGGCGGTAAATAATGGCATATTTCGAACAAGTAAATGGTGTCGCAGCTGATTACCTATTAGGTGGTGGTGGTGTACCTGTATTAACTCAAAATGTAAAAGTAGCAGCTGGCGATTATAAACGTGGCCAAGTGCTTGAAAACAATGCTGGTACATTCCAAAAAATTACAACAACTGGTAAACCTGCAGGTATCGTAGTATCTGATACTACTGCAACTACTGACCACAATATAGTGACTGTATATATTTCTGGTCGCTTTAATCGTGAAGTATTGGTAGTTGACCAAGCTTATAAAATTAATGAACACGAAGCGGATTTTAAAGACGCTCATTTATTCTTAACTAGCATTAAATAGGGGGAACTATATAATGGCAATTGATTTTAAAGATACATTTTCCTTGATGCAAGCGGTGGAACGCATGAAAGCGCCGGCAAGTTTCTTGCTTGATACTTTCTTCCCACAAGTTCCAGCAGTTGCAACTTCTAAAAAAATCACAGTAGAAACTCGAAAACGTGGTCGTACATTAGCACCTTTTGTATCTCGTGGTGCATCTGGCGTGAATGTTAAACGTGCCGGCTCTAAAATTGCTTTATATGAAGCGCCTATGATGGGCCCTAGTACAGTTATTGACCCAGATCAACTTGACCAACGTGCATTTGCTGAAAATGTTGTATCCACAATGACACCTTCACAACGTTCTTCTCAAATGCAAGCTGAAGATTTGTCTTACTTGCAAGGGACAATTATTAATCGTAAAAACAAAATGGCGGCAGAGCTACTTACTACAGGTAAGTGCAAAATTGAAGGTTATGCGGATGATGGTACAACTGTTTTAACTGATGAAATTGATTTCGAATTTGAACAAGATATTACACCAACTACTGCATGGGACCAAGCTGGTGCTGATATTTATAACGATTTGAAATTGGCATCTGAAAAAATTCAAGAAAACGCAGGTATCGTACCAACTGTGTTGGTCGTAGGTAGAAATGTTGAAAAATACATTCTTGATAATGCGTCTATCAATAAGTGGTTAGCTATTCCTAATCGCGAAAACATATCTATGTTCAGCTTTGCACCTGAATACTTGTCTCCACAAGTTCGATATGTTGGCCGTATTATGTCCTTGAATATCGATGTGTACGCATATCTTGAAACATATCAAGACGCCGAAGGCAAAGTAAAAGCCTTTATTGGTAATGATGCAGCTGTATTAGGTGTTCCTGGTCGTGGCCGTCAACAACATGCAGCAGTAACATTGCTCAACGATGATAGCCAATTTACAACGTATGCAGGTATTTATGTGCCTAATTACTATGCTAATAAGGGCACACAAGAATTAACGTTGACTGTGTATTCTCGTTGCGTATTGATTCCTGAAACTATCGACGATTGGGCTACTATTAAGACTAAATAGGGGGTAACATACTTATGAAAATCAGAGTATTAAAGGGTTATTTAGCACATGAAGGTGAGATGTATGGCAAAGGCGAAGTAGTCGACATCAAAAAGAAAGCGATTGCGTTGTCTTTACTTGAATCTGATAAGTTTGAATCTGCTGAAGATGATCCTGTTGAAGTACCGGAACCATTGGACGTCGTTCCAGATGAACCGGAAGAAGAAATGGAATTACCTGAAGTTGATGCGGAAGTCACGGTGAAAAAATAATGCGATTTAGAGATTACCTAGAAAGCGATATTGACGATGTATTCCTCAATGAAGACGAATTCGCCGAAGGGCATAATCTAAATGGCACAGTAGCTAAAGCGGTTATTCAATCGCCAACGGCGAGGGAGTCATTCTTGTCGAATGGCTCTCACGTATCAAATGACGGACTGCATGGGGTGTCTGTATTTGTGCATTGCAAATTAAAGGACATCCCTGAAATTCCATCACAGGGGAACGTATTCCGATTAGATGGTGATGTGTACATCGTTCAAAGTGCAACGGAAGAAGATGGACTTGTGTCTATCGAACTCAGAGCAGAAGCTAGAGGTGGTGTTGACGGATGGTTGAGCTAGAACTTGATAAAAGTGCAGTGAAAACAATTGAAAAAGCACTGGAAACATTAAAAGAAGATAGAGTTCGACGTGTCTGCCAAGCCGCTTCAAAGCGTGCTGCAACGACTGCAAGAAAAGCAGGTACGCAAGCACTACGTAATATCTACGCCATTAAAGGTGTATCGGTCGTAAAGTCCGGTGTATCTATCAATAAATTGAATGACGGCACAGAAATGCGTATCAAAGGTGGTTATACTAGCGCTCAAAAGTACTTCAAAATTAAATCACTTAAGCGAAAAGGTGTGTTTGTATCTATTAAAAAAGGTACAGAAACAAAGGTACCAAATGGCTTTGTTAGTGCATCAGGTATCTTTATGAAACGCCAAGGCAAGGAACGATACCCATTAAAAGGGATATATGGACCAGCCTTACCGCAAATGTTTGGTAATGAAACTGTTATGAATGCCATGCAAAAAGAAGGCATGGAAATGTATGAAAAGCGCCTATATCACGAATTAGAGCGCGCGTTAGGAGGTAACTAATGACACCATTAGACGTATCAGACGGCATTGCTGCCTATCTCATGGATGAGTTGCGCAAGCTAAATGAAACCAGTGATGTTACCGCGAGCACTATTCGAGTATGGAGCGGTTTCTTACCAAGGGTGGATAATAATGAGGACTTGCGCAAGTTATGCCCTGCAGTAGTAGTACGTCCGTACTCTGTTAATGATGCAGATAGTTCGACTGTAGGGATTACAGTATTGGTTACTACATTTGACGAGGCCTTAACAAAAGGCCATGTCGGACTATATCACCTCTTAGAGGTAGTGCGTGAGCGGTTACTATCTGATAATCCTGTCGCACTTAAATATGAAATTAAGGAGAATACAGTTAATACAACAATTCCTGATGATCAACCATATCCTCAATGGGTTGGATATCTTGAATTCGAAGTGTATATTCCTGTTATTCGTAGAAATCTAAATAAGATATTTACGGATAATAAAGTAATTGAATAGGAGACAACGATGAACCCTGTTGTATATGTTGGGCCTTCGTTCCGCAGTAGCCGGCTAAATCAATTCATGGTATTTAGCGACGGTGCACCACTGCCGGAAGCGGAAGACCCTATTTTTATGCATTTATTCGTGCCTTTAGATGAACTCAATCAAGCAATGATTGATGTGAGAACACAAGGCACACAATTAAATGTATTCTATGTAAACGCATTGAAGAATTATAAAGGAGTGAAGTAAATGGCCTTTTATCATGGCGTCAAAACAAGTGAGCAAGCTACCTCTGTAATTGCTCCTGTCCAAACTACTGCCGGCCTTCCAATTGTGTTTGGTACTGCACCAGTACACCTTACAGAAGACCCTAACGCAGCAGTTAATAAGCCAATCATCTGTTATAGCTGGGAAGAAGCTGTTCAACAACTTGGCTATTCTGAAGATTGGACACATTTCACATTATGTGAAGCAATGTACGCACAATTCAAATTGTATGGCGTAGCTCCAATCGTATTTGTTAACGTATTGGATCCTACAAAGCATAAGAAATCCACCACGACAACTGCTACATTGACAGAAAAGAAATGCATTGTAAAAGCGGCAGTATTGCTTAATACATTGCAAGTATCTAGTGGTGGTCAAACTGGTGTAGCTAATACAGATTACACGGCAGCATTTGATGACAAAAATCAATTGGTCATCTCTGTTATCAAAGGTGGTAAATTCGATACAGCGACTACATTAGACCTCACATATGATGAACTCGATGTAGCAAACTTTGATTATAAGAACGTAATCGGGGGTGTGGATAGCAACGAAAAGGCAACAGGTTTTGAATTGATTGATACAATCTATCATCATTTCGGTATTGTGCCTGGTCTTATTGCTGCACCTGGATTTTCTCAAAATCCTACAGTCGCTTCTGTAATGAAAGCAAAATCTCGTGTTATCAACAACTTATTTGGTGCGACTACTTTGGTAGATATTGATACTACACAAGTTGTTAAATACACAGATGCTTACGAATGGAAGAAAGGTAATAGCTATACAGGTGAATCTGAAGTCGTATGTTGGCCAATGGTCCGCAATGGCGATTACATGTTCCATATGTCTACACACATCATGGGTATTATTGGTAAATGCGATGCATCCAATAGTGATATTCCTACATTATCACCTTCCAATAAATCTATGAACATTACAGGCTTGTGCTTGGCTAATGGCAAGGAAGTAATGCTTACTCACTCCCAAGCCAACTTATTAAACTCTCAAGGTATTATGACAGCCGTTAATATCAATGGTTGGGTATCTTGGGGCAACTATACAGGTGCATATCCTGGAACGACTGATGTTAAGGATACATTTATTTGTGTACGTCGTTTCAATGATTGGGATGACCAAACATTTATCCTAACGTATTGGCAAAAAGTAGATATGCCTATCTTGCCACGTAACATCAAGACAATTCTTGATAGTGAAACAATCCGTCTTAACGGTCTTACTTCTCGTGGATTTATCTTGGGTGGTCGCATTGAATTTAAAGAAGCAGAAAATCCTACAACAGATTTGTTGAATGGTATTATTCGCTTCCACAAATACCGTACGCCTCCAATTCCAGCGCAAGAAATTGAAAGCATTTCTGAATATGATGTTTCCTATTTTAAAACGCTATTTCAAACAGTATAGAAAGGGGTAATAAATCATGGCATCTATCAATCAAGTACCGGAAGTACTTAATGACTTTCGTGTATATGAAGAAGGTTCTGACAACTGTTTAGGTGTTGCCAAAGTGGAATTACCTAGTGAATCTGTAATGACTCAAACTGTAAAAGGTGTTGGTATTGCAGGCGAAGTAGAAGCGCCAGTTATTGGCCACTACTCCTCTATGGAAACTAAACTTACATGGAACACTCCAACAGAAACTACACACCGCCTTACAGGTGGCCGTGGCGTACGCTTAGAAGTACGTGGTGCTATCCAATGTTGGGATAGTGGTAAAGATAAATATGTAATCGTGCCTACACGCGCCGTTATTCGTGGCCGTGCTAAATCTAAAGAAAATGGCACCTATGAATCTGGTAATACTATTGATGCAACGAACACAATCGAAACTACATACTTGAAACTAGAACAAGATGGAAAGGTAGTTCGTGAAATCGATAAATACGCCTATAAAGATTCTATTTCTGACGGTACGGATTTCCTTGGTGATGTTCGTGCTGCACTCGGTATTTAGTCTGTAGAAAGGACGATCACTAATGAGTAAACATAACACTATGAACGAAACACATGAACAAACGGGTATTGAATTAGTAAAAGCTGGCCATTCCTTACAATTTGAAGGAATCAGCGGTTATACATTAATTAAATGCGAAAAGTCCGCAAAAAATGAAGATAGAACTATCACAGTTCCAGCATTATCTATGACGTATCAAGCACATGTAGCAGCCGCTGCATGTGGATGTAAAGTGGATGATATTTATAGTCTTCCGGCTGCCGATTTCACTAGAGTGTGCTTAGAGGTACAGAATTTTTTGCTCAATTCCGAAAAATAACAGACCTAGAACGGTATTTCACAGAGTGCGCGATTACATGTAGTAAATACACTAGCACACCGATGGACTACTTCATTCGAGAGCTAGACGTGGATGCGTTAATAGTCCACGTTCAGCTCATTAGTGATGGTATCGAGCGTGAGAATAAAGCAATGAAAGGGAGAAAATAATGGCCAATAAAGTCTTAGAAATGGCGATTGCCATTAAAGGTAAACTCGATGGCGGGTTATCCTCCTCCGTATCAAAAGCATCTCAGGAACTCAACAAATTATCTAATGCAATCAAGGATCAACAGGCGCAGTATAGGAAATTACAAGCTGTATCGCAAAAGACTGGTAATGCTAGTGACAGGAATGCAGCAATTGCAGCCGAGCAAAAGCTAAATTCTATGTTGCAACGGCAAGCCCAGTTGCGGTCTAATATCGCAAGTCAGACAGCACATCAGAATGCAATCAGTAAAATGGGCGGTGCAAGTCCTTTAGCAGGTGCTGCATCAGCTGCGCAAGGTGCTAGTGCTGCAGTAAGTGGTATTACAGGTAAGCTTGCAAGTTTTGCTATGGTTGCCGCCGGTGGGTTTGGTATTGGTGCCATTATAGATAATGTAGTTAATGCCGGTGAAGCACTCTATCAATTGTCCAATAAACTACATATGACAACTGCTGAAACATCGCAATTTAAGAAGATTATGACGTTAAGTGGTGTCGATGTAGAAGCAGCGGCTAAGTCATTCGCTAAAATGGATAAGACTTTAGCCGGTGGCGGTAAAAGTGCAGAAGCATTGCAAGGATACCTAAGTCAATTTGGTGTATCCTTGACAGATGCCAATGGCAAGTTATTGCCTATGAATCAACAGTTGGATGCAATGGCTAAAGGCTACCAAAATGCAGTGGCACAAGGCCGTGGACAAGAATTCATGCTCGAAACATTAGGGGCCAAAGGAATGGAGCTTACTAAAGTCTTTGAAAATTACGCAGATGCACAAGCAGCCGCGTCACAAATCAAAGGTGTTGGCATAGATCCTAAATCACTCCATGAAATATGGCTTCAAATGAACATCTTGAAAGCAGAAGCTACGCAAGTTGCATTGGGTTTGGCACAGGCATTTATACCAATTGCTCAGCAAATATTACCGGCACTGATACCGGTATTACAAGCTGTTGTAACTTTCATGAAGGATAATAAGGAAGCTATTGCCGCCGTAGTAACCAATGGATTGAAATTGGCTTTACTATATGGTACGGCTACAAAACTGGCATCAGGTATTACAACAATTACAACAGCATTTAAAGGTGTAGAAACGGCAATGGGTGCGTTTAAAGCAGCGGGTGCATTAATAGGTGGGCCTTGGGTGATTGCTATTATGGCAATTATTGCAGTGATATACCTACTAGTAACTAACTGGGATACTATTTGTGCTACATTAACATCTGTTTGGGATAGTGTATGTTCTGGATTGAGTTCAATATGGGATAGCGTGTGTTCTGCTTTAAGTTCCGCATGGAGCGCCATTATATCTGGTATTATGACAGTAATTAATGGGTTTTTATCATTAGGCCTTAGCGTATTTAATGCGTTGAAAGCGGCAATCATTGCTTATGTAAATCTATGGTTAAATCTACCAACATATATTGGTATGGCTGTAGGATTTATCATAGGTATTATTATGCGATTGCCTGAGATTGCGGTACAAGTTGGTACTGCTGTTATATCTGCCGTCGTCTCATTCGCGACAGAGTGTTATAACTTCGCAGTTACTACATTTAGTGCCATGGTCGATGATATTTATAACTTCTTAATCAATTTACCTATGTACATGATCACGTTGGGTGCTGAGTTTGTAGCTGCGGTTATTTCGTTTGCCTCCGAGGCATATGCTACGGCTATATCATGGATTAGTAATTTAGTAAACGATGTTATTAATTTCATTATGAACCTACCTAGTGCATGTGCAGACGCCGGAGCAGGATTTGTAGCGGCTGCAGAACAATGGGCAAGTGATGCCTATAATGCTGTATTGAACTGGATAAAACAAATTCCTAGCGCCGTATCTAATGCAATTGCCGGTGCCTGGGATAGTATTAAGGCTCAATTTAGTGGAGGCTTTACAGTAGGTGTTCAAGCTGCAGGCGGTAATGCATATGCTAATGGTGGTGTTATTACATCGCCAGAAGTTGCATTGATTGGTGAAGCCGGATATCCTGAAGTAATTGTTCCTATTGATGGCAGTGCTAATGCTATGAACCTATGGCAAACGGCAGGACGGATGTTGGGCGTGAGTGGAGCACAGTCAGCTGTAGCACCTACTGTATCATTAGCACCTAGCGTACCTGTAACATCCTCATCTAGTAATAGTGGTGCACCTGTACAAATTACTTTCGCACCAGTTATTAACGCGGGTAATGGTTCTTCAACAGATGATATTTTGTCAGCATTGGATGCTAAAATGCGTGAATTTGAACAAATGATGCGCAGTTATACCGCCGGACAACGGAGGTTGAGTTATGACTAGTTATACAACAATACAAGGGGATATGTGGGATTTAATCGCTTATAAGGTGTATGGTAACGAACGATATATCAATTTATTGCTAGAAGCCAATCAAAAGCACCGTAATACGGCGATATTTTCCGCTGGTGTTGTGTTGACATGCCCAGATGTCCCTGCTGATTCATTACCTGAATTCTTACCACCATGGAGGCGATAGTATATGAGCTTACAAAAGAGCCTAGCTAAGGTCCAAAAATGGAAGAAAGACTTAACACCACAAACGAAATTAGCACGGCGGGCATGGTGTACGATTGGGTACCAACATTGGGGGAGTAAGGAGTCAAAGGACATCACAGACGATATTAGTAAGTACCTTCTTGATGTAACTTTCACAGATAATCTTTCAGGGACTGTAGATGATGTGGCTATCTCATTAGAGGATAGGGGCCGTCTATGGGTCGGTGATTGGTATCCTGTGAAAGGATCATTACTAGAAGTCGCTATTAATACAGTAGCATGGGAGAAATTAGGGGATGAACAATTTACATTACCAATCGGCAAATTTGAAATTGATGAATTCGAGGGAAGTAGTCTTCCTGATGTAGTCAAAATCAAAGGTGTCGCTATTATCGGTAGTACTGACTTACGGGAAAAAAAGAAAGACAAATCGTGGAAAGCCACAACGCTGAAAGCGATTGCTACCGAAAAGGCAAAAGATAATAAGTTAAAGCTAGTATGGGATGCTGATTTTGACCCACCGTTAAAAGATGCCTCTCAAAGTGCTGAATCAGACCTCGCATTCTTGCAGAAACTATGCAATGATGCGGGGTTTTCTCTTAAAGTATCCACTGAACAGTTGATTATATTCGATGATTACAAATACGAAAATGTGAAGCCTAAAGTTATAATTCGTAGACCAGGTGGCCAGTATCAACCTGTACAGACTAAAGAAGGTGAACAACCGCCTTTGATTATTACTAGGGCGTTATCTTATTCATATAAAAGTAAAACTCGTGAGGTATATCGTGCATGTCATGTGAAATACACCAATAAGGATAAGAAAACTGTGATTGAGGATACGTTTGAAGATCCTGACCGTAAGGGCCATACGTACCTTGCTGTATTAGAGGTCAATGAGCAGGTAAAAGACAAAGCGGAGGCAAAGAGATTGGCTAAAAAGAAGCTAAGAGAAGCTAACAAGGAAGCCGATACAATGTCTTTTAGTTTCCCTGGCAATCCTCTTATTATGGCATCGGTTACGGTTAAACTCGAAGGATTTGGGGTATTCGATGGTAATTATTTAATTACGAAAGCAACGCATACATTAGGGGCCAATTATTCAACGTCGATTGATGTAAGGAGGTGTTTAAATGGCTACTGATATATTATCTGCATTAGCAGATATGATATTCATTGGAAATGTTTCAAGTACAATTCCTGAAGAAGGTAAAGCCGTTGTTACGCGCCTTGATAGAGAAGGTGTTGTTACGGCGCCACTATCTGTAATTAATCGAGGTGCAGCACATGATAAGGACTATTGGATGCCGGCTATTGATGACCAGGTATTGTGTATTATGTTACCTAATCGGTCCGGTCGTGGTTTTTCTGATGGATTCATTATTGGCACATTCTTTAGTAGTGCGGATCCAACTCCAGATGGTGCGGATAATGGTAAACGTGTGCTCACTGTTCCTGGAGATATGACTCTTAATATTGGTGGCACGCTATCTATCAATTCAAGTGGTGGCGATGTGGTGGTCAATGGTATTTCCTTAGTTCATCATGTGCATGGTGGTGTAGAGTCTGGCGGTTCTACAACATCAGGACCAGAATAGGAGGTATGAATGTATATCGGTTATTTAGCAGATATAGTCTTTTATACCGCATTAGATAATGTTCTTACTGTATCAGATGTTACGCGTTCAGGTAGTGCTAGATGGGAGAAACACAATCTAATGCTAGAAAAGCCTGTTAAACAATTTAGTGGGCCGGACGTGGAACAAATTACATGTAAGATTCTTATTTCTGCATCACTTGGCCAATCTCCAGATAGTACGGTTAAGAAGTTGAGAAAGTATCGTGATACAGGGGCTGTATTACCATTTATTATCGGTGGCAAGCCTGTTAGTCAAAACTACTTCGTTATCATGTCTATGAGCGAAGATAGTCTATTCACGGATGCATATGGGAAGACCCAATCTATTGAAGTATCGCTAACGCTTGAAGAATATCCGGACAAGAACACAGTAGAAGAAAAATCCATGCTTAATCAATATGGTCAGAAGTTCAATAAAGTTAATACGATATTGAGGAGGTTCTAGCCATGTCAGCAACGTATGAAATTAAACCAACCACGGACAATAGAATATCGCTAGCACCTGAAAGTGAAGTCGCTGAGATTTTGCAGAATGTGCAAACGATTATTTCTACTGTTCGAGGTAGTGTGCCATTAGATAGGGAATTTGGTATTGATGGTCGTATTATTGATATGCCTATCCATCAAGCACAAGCACATCTATCTAATGACATATTCCAGCAAATTAAAAGGTACGAACCACGTGCCAAAATTAGTGATATATCATTTACCGCCACACAAAATGGGGCGTTGATTCCGAAAGTGATGGTGACTGTATGAGATTATCTGATTTACCTAATGTTGAGTTCTTTAATACTGATAAAGAACACGTTCAACAAAAGGTATTTGATATTTACACAACAATAACAGGGCGAACCTTGGGAGAGGGCGACCCTGTTACTTTATTTTTAAATGTAATTTCGGAAATTATTATCCGATTATTAAATGATGCAAATTATGCAGCGAAACAAAATTTGTTAGCGTATGCAGAAGGCGATAACTTAGACCACGTCGGAGCGGTTCCTGCTGCCGTTGAGCGATTGCAGGCAACAAAAGCGACTACTACTATTCAAGCTACATTGTCAGCAGTGCGTACGAACTCTGTTATTATTCCAAAAGGTACAAGAATATCCACAGAAGGTGGCGAATATTTTGCTACTGTTGAGGATTTGGTGATTTTACCAGGACAACTCAATGGATCCGTAAAAGCAGAAGCACAACGCACAGGTGCTCAAGGTAATGGGTTTAAACCAGGTGAAATAAGTACAATTATTGACCCTATAGCGTATGTGGATACGATGAGTAACACCACATTATCTGAAGGTGGTTCCGATAAAGAGGATGACGAAGCCTATCGTGAACGTATTCATGAGGCGCCTGAATCATTTTCTGTTGCTGGCCCTGAAGGTGCATATGAGTATTTCACGAAATCAGCATCACACCTTGTGGCCGATGTAGGTGTATCCTCTCCACATCCTGGGGAAGTTAATATCTATCCATTACTATCTGGTGGCGGTATTCCAGGACAAGAATTACTTAAGACTATTACGGATTATTTATCTGATAAGAAACGTAGACCGTTAACAGATAAGCTAACTGTATTAGCCCCTACTACTACGCAATATAACATCGATGCTAAATACTACATTGAAAAAGGCGCCGATGCAACAGTGGTAAAAGCTAAGGCAGATAAAGCCGTTAATGACTACGTAATTTGGCAAAAATCTAAATTAGGCCGTGATATAGTGCCTAGCCGATTGGTGCAAATGCTCATGGATGTATCTGGAATTAAACGCGTTGAAGTGACTGCTCCTGTATTTACTCCGATTGCAGAACAAAGCGGTGTGGCAGTAGCCAATACAATCGCCGTAGTGTTCGCAGGAAGTGAGGAAGAATGATACGTGATAGTAAGTATACAAGTGCAGAACATCTTCCTTCCTCAATCGATAAAGAGCCAATCAAGGCCATAGCGAAAACGTGGGATGATACACTAGCCGAATTCATGAATACGAATACGCTGTTATTGTGGTCATCTATTGATAGTGAATCAGAGAGTGTCATTGATCATTTAGCGTATCAACTTCATGTTGATGATTATGATAGCGGATTACCAATAGAAACTAAGCGTGAATTGGTGAAGAATTCAATTGATATTCACCGCCATAAGGGAATACCTTACGCAGTCGAGAAGGCTGTACAGACAGTATATTCTGACTCGAAAATTGCAGAATGGTTCGAGTATGGAGGAAGACCTTATTATTTTAAGGTTACGTTAATTACGGCTCCATTAACTGGCGAATCAGATATAGCTAAGCTAGTACGAGCAATTAATACAGCTAAAAATGTACGGTCCTGGCTAGATGGTATTGAGTTTATTCGACGAATTAATTTTAATAAATATTTCGCCGGCTGGTGTGGGGTATCTAAGAAAGTGAATATTAAGTGTAATTTCACGAATGCATGGCGCATTAATTTGAATACCCATGTAACGTCTTATACGGTTGAATCGAAGAAAACAAAGATTAATGTAGCGCTAGACAATAGCGTTAGATAGGAGGAATATATGGCAGAATGGTCAAATGCAACCATGACTGATGTTGGCGCGGATTTGCAAGCAAAGGTAAATGCAGGCAAAACTAAGCTGACATTCACTAAAATCAAAGTAGGTAGTGGTGTTAATGCAACGAATCCATTAGCATTAACTGATGTAATCTCCCCTAAGTGGGAGACTACTAATTTTGTAGTTAAGCAAGAAGGAAAAATCGTTAGCGTAGATACCTTTATAACTAATACTGGCATACATGAAGCTTTCCGAATGTCTGAAATTGGGCTGTTTGCTCAAGATCCTGATAAGGGTGAAATATTGTATGCATATCTTACAGACCCTGAACCAGACAGAATGCCAGCAGAAGGTGGATCTGTAGTTGTGTCCCAGGAATTAACTATAGGAATGGTATTTAGTAATACAGGAAATGTATCGCTAACTGTTAACATGGGGGCATTAGTAACGTATGAACAGCTGGAAGCGCATAACTCCGATGAACATGCACATGACAAAAGGTTTAATGCAATCATTCAGCAAGTCAATAATATGATTACACCAACAGATGAAAGCGATAAACAAAGCCTAGCACCTACACTAGCACTGGTAAAAACATTGCTTTCTAATTTGAATATTAAAAATTCAAAAGATGTAATTAAAGCATTAGATACAGAGACTTTAGCAAGCTTAGGTGTGAGATATGATTTCAGTAATGTAAATGCGTGGTATATCTGTTTGGGCAAGCTGTTTGGGAATTTAATTATCCAAGGGGGAAATGATAACGATACACAGGCCTATTACGATATAGGAAGTCAGCAAAGGCAAGAGCAGTTTACTTTCCCAATAGCGTTTAATTCTAAGCCATTATATGTACATCCATATGCAATTAATAAAGTAGAATTAAGGCATTTATCACGAATTGGATTTAGTGATAGTCAAATTACATCAACTGGATTTGCAGCTGTTATCAGTGAGAATAGTAATGCTATAGAACAAATCAAAATGAGATATATTGCTTTAGGCGTTTAAACACCCACAACACACCATTCAACAATCGAGTCAGCTTTTAACATTGTTTGGTAACTTGAATGTACTTCATAATGCATATTTGTATTGGAAATTCTTCTTGTAACAACACTTGCTCCAGAGTTTCCCAAAAACACTGATGCATCACTAGCAATAATCCCAAATGTATGGAATAGATGGTTGTTTGTAAAAGCAATCGGAAATATAACTTTATTTGTTGTTGTTTCTAAATTGTTAGGATCTGATTGCTTTTGCTCTCCAGCCTTTTGTTTTCCCCCTTGGTCAAATTCCAATAGATAATACTCTAACCTGTCTATATCCAGTTGTCCCAGTTTTATCGTAATTAATACTACATAAAAATTGCGTATTGTTAATGGCCATTGCCCATGCTGGCCTATCAAAATCATATGCAGATTTACTACTTAAATCAGCAGAACCATTTACATAAAATGGTTTATTTTTAAACGCAATTGGAAATGACCATGGATTTGATGTACCATCTGTTTCTCCATAGTATCCCCCTTGGTCATTTAAGCATTTCAATGGCCTTGCGTAATTGTCTAAGTGATTTATGAGTGTAAACGCCATCAGTAACATTAGATGAAGCATGGCCTAACAATAATCGCTTAGCATTGTAGTTAGCACCTACATCATCTAATCTAGTAGCGAATGAATGACGGCAATCATGGGGCGTGTGTTTAGCATTAATAGTATTCATGGCTAATTTAAAGGAGTGCGAAAGAGAAACATAATTACGTTCTTTTATGATCCATTTATTAGCTAATCGAGATTCAATAAAGGGCCATACGCGAGGATGAATGGGAATGATGCGGATACCTGCTTTAGTCTTACTGGAGGTGATTTTTAAATATCGTTGCTTTCGATTTATATCGGTGCTTTTAAGATTAATTAATTCACTAGCACGCATTCCAGTGTATAAGAGTATTAAGGGCAATTCTGCATTGAGATTCCATAAGCGGTTAATTTGATTTGTGGTAAATACCTTGCGTGGACGTTTAGGAATATTGTGGCCAATATTCAAATATTGACTGTATGCTTTCGAGCACCAGTCATTCACAATCGCAAATGAATATAGTTGATTAAGCAAAGAGCGAACTTTCTTACATGAGGAATAAGAGAGTCCGCTCTTTAGCATATCCGATATTATATTTTGTAACTCCATATATGTGATTTCGTTGATAGGGCGGTGAGATATAGATGCTACATGATGATAGGCACATGCATATCCTTTCATGGTGTGTAATGAGACATTTAATGAATGTAACTCTAACCATGAATGATACACATCATCTAATGTATGAACATTGCATAATGCCTCCTTAGCCTCTTGATAAGAGGAATAATAACCAATAATTTTATATGCAACATAGGGGCGCTCATGGGCGCCTTTTAATTTCTCAATTAATTTCATAATAACCTCAGAAAGGAGAATAATATGTATGTATTCGTATTAGATGGAAAAGGTGTTCGCCAAACATCTTATGTAGTTGGTGTTCATGCGGACACTTTAGAAGAAACAGAAAAATTGGCAAGACAAGCATATCCGACTGCTAACATATTAACAGGTGATAGTGAAATGCAATCACAATTCATAAGCGGTAAAGTATATGTAAATGGTGAATTTGTTGATATTCCTGTAGCTGAATATGTTCTAACAAAAGAAGATAAAATTAATGCTATTAAAGCAGAATACGAACCTCGATTTAAAGTACTCGAAGAAGCTCAACGCAGATTGCTGTTGATGGGGAAACCTACTACAGCCATTAGTGCCCAATATATTAAATTAAATGACGAAATGGTAACACGTATTAAGGGGGTGCGATAATATGCCTAAATTTATCGGAGAAAGTAAAGTTCCTGTTATGGAATTCTGTAAATACTGCTGGGAAGTGCTAAACGATGACGGAACTTGCCCTACAGAGGGCTGTATCCATAATGAATTGATTGATTTAGAAAAGGAAGATGCAGATGATACCAGTCAAGCATGATATGACTGCCTATCAAGGTGAATATATTACATTAACTATTGGATGTGATTCAGTAGTTGATGCAGAAGATGTATTCGCCTGTGTTAGGCGATATAGTTGGGATGATGAAATAATAGGTAGGTTTGTTATTACAAATAGTGAACAACCACTTTCGGATGGCGAAAAAAGCAAACTCAATCTAACTTTAGACACGAATTCAATTGATAGTGGCACTTACTTTTGGGACTTATTTAAGTGGGTTGGAAACAGACCTGTTAAATGTTTGGTAGAAGGTAAGGTTATTATCAAACAAGGAATCAGTAATAGGGGAAAATAATATGAGCGATACTAATACTATTAATATTTATATGAATGCAGAAGATAATGTTGAAGTTAAAGACGCTGCACAAATTATTAAATTAAAAGGCCCAAAAGGTGATAAAGGTGATACTGGAGAACGTGGTCATGAAGGGCCTAAAGGCGATATGGGGGCAGTTGGTCCACAAGGTCCCAAGGGAGATCCATTTACCTATGCAGATTTCACACCTGAACAATTAGAAGCCCTAAAAGGCCCTAAAGGTGATAAAGGTGAGGACGGACGAGACGGCACAAGTGCCACGGCCGATAACGCTCATCAGTTATTGTTGCAAGGTAACGTATGGTGCGAAAGTGCTAGCGTTAACGATGTACTCACGGCTTTAATCGGTAATATGGGGAAGCCGTTCCCTCGTACAGTCATTAAAGCTTTAACATTTACGCAACCAACAAAAGGACAAACAGAGTTATCATTAAAAGGTGAGGACCATTATAGAGTTTGTCTTGCTAGTGGTAGCGACGAACCTGTAGAGATTCTAAACGGAACAGCAACTATCACAATCCCAGCATTCGGGAAAGATGATATTGTAGTTAATTATTTCAACATGTTAGGGGTAAAAGTATCAAGTATTACTATTACTGGTATTAAGGACTTACAATTTACTGATATTAAGGACTTACATTTTACTGACAAAAACGGAATTACTGTATTTAAAGAGGGTAACGTATTAACAATTGACCTCACAAACCAAACTGATAGAATCGATAAGAATTACGATATATCTGATCGACCAGCTTGGGTATATGACGGCGTAACAGAATTTAAGTTTACTTCTAATTCTCCTAACAAAATTATTGGCTACGCTGAAACTGGCAAAATTCCACTTAATAAGCTATATGCTATGTTAAATACAATTGATAACCCTAATATCAAAACTATTTATATCCAATACAACGATACCAATAACGATTTGACGCTACCTACAATTACAAAAGTGTATAAAAGCGTAGGCGATGGAGCATCTCGCGAAGTAACATATTTAGGCCAGCGGATTAACAGGTATCGCGTCAGTGAACTACCTCGAACAAAAGCCGACTATTTTGCAGTACTCACTGAGCCATTTAATGGATTAATTACTGGCTTCGGCAACTTCTACAAACCGGCACCGGATAATGAATAACTAATCTACAGGGGAGAACGTATGCAAGAATTAACTGATTTTATAAGCGAGGCTTGGCGAACGTTGACGGATTCGTTTGTGCTTAAAGCCTTGCTTGCTATCATCGCCGATGTGGCGATATATATGATTGGCTTAAAACATGTGCAGGTGCTAGGAATATTTATATTATTAGTGTTTTTGGACCTCATCACAAAATGGGCGGCTATATCTTATCAAATGCTCGTTGATATGGGAGCAAATGCTGACAATTTAACTGCATTAGACAAATATATATCTATTCCAGCTGCATGGGGTAAAGGGCTTATATCCTCAAAGCATATGAGAAAGCCTTTCGTTACAAAAGTTCTAACGTATTGCCTTGCTACTGGCGCCGCATGGTGCTTTGATTACATGGCAGGTCAATATGCTTTTGCCGTCAATATCGTATGGCTATATCTCGGCTCAGTGGAACTATTGAGCATTCTCGAGAATATGAGAGACGGCGGAAATTCTACCATATCAGGATTGCTTGACGTGGTTCATGCAAGAGTGGATATGATTTTAAAAAAATAATATAGTGTTATTTGTGCCACGCTCACATATATGGGCGTGGCTTTTATATTGCAGAAACAGAGGTGCATATA